CCTTTTTTTCAGCTGTTCAGACAGCCAAAGAATTGACATTTAATATATACCAGAAAACTTGCCGCCAAATTCAGCAGCGCCCATACCTCTAGCTTTCCCCTTACCCATTCCTGGAGTAGAAGAAGCTTTAGTTTTTTTAGGTGCTTCTGAAACAGCTTTAAATGGCACGGAACCCTTATTAGAGTAACCTTGTTTTCCTTTTAATACTTTTATATTTTTCATAAGTGTACTTTACAGCCCTTTTAAACCAATATCAATTAATTTTAATTCTTTTTGTTGGTCCATTCTATCTCTAGTCGTATCATCTTTTAGTTCTGCTATATCTTTTTGAGCTTGTATTCTTTCTACATCAATTTTATCTTGACGTAATTTTTCTTCCATTCTCATTCTTTCTTTAGATTCAAATTGCTCTTGGTCTTGAGACAACTCTTGTCCTTTAAGAGCAAGTTCTTGTTTTCTAATAGTAACAAGTGGGTCTTCCTCTGGTGGAGTTGATACTTGTTGAGAGAATTGTTGCATTAGTTCAGACATAATTGGCGAACTAAATTGAGCTAACATAGCCTGAGCTTGCTGCATAACTGGAGCTGCTTCTTGAGGTGGCATTTGTTGAGCCTGTTGTTGCATTTGTTGATACTGCTGCATAGCTTCTGGAGGCATTTGTTGTTGGGCAATTGCATCTGCTTTTAACTGTAAATGCTGCATAATATGTGAGTGTATATTTCCTTGTATTTGAGCATTCATTTGCACAGGAGCCATATTTAATAAGGAAACGTGAGTAGCTATATGTGCATCATGGTCTTGCTCTGGAAAAGCTTGAGCTGGTCCACCCATCATAAGACCACTATTTTCCATACCAGACTCCATAGGTTTAGGAGTTGTATCTGGTGGTGGCATAAGTAGTTGGTCTATATTATCTGCACCTAGAGCAGCATACATTCTTCTGTAAGCTTCATAAGTTCCACCAGGACCATGAATCTCTGGATTAGATTGAACTAACTGCATCATTTCTTGAGCCATAACTATTCTCTGGCTAGTAGAAAATATATCTGGATTACTTACTGGGAATATATCTACCCTATCATCAAAATCTTGTTGTTTAACCTGCATATTACCGCCTGATACCGCATAAGGATAAACAGGAGGCAAGCTATCTTTAAATATAGTAGCAAGTAATCTAAATTCTTTTTTCTGACCGTTATGTAATCTTTTATGAATAGCAGATAATACTTTGCTTGATTTTTCCATAAGAGCTAAAGTAGTTCCAACAGGAGCTTGAGTATTGCCTTCACCAATATTTGTATCTGCAATAGAAGCAAATCTTTGACCAGATTGTACTAATAAACCTAATAAATTAAGTAAAGTAGCACTTGGTTCTTTAAATGGTAATGGTTGAATGGCATCTCTAAGTGAGCCTGCAGGAGCGTCAACATCTCTAAATTCACCTGGTTGTATTGGCTCGTCCTCATCTCTAATTCTAATACCTCTAGTTTTAAAACCAGCAGGTAAATTAGCTAGAGTACCAGCATCAATTAACTGCCTAACAATAGATGTAGAAGCTTTAGACAAACCACCAATCATGTGGGTTAGCCCAAAGCCGTAAAAACCTAATCCAGGAAGAAACTTAAAGTGAACAAAGTATTCAGTCTTTTTCTTCATTGGGTCTTCTTCTTTAAAGTTTCTTCTGATAGCTAAAATGTTTTCACTATTAGAGTCTATTGTTACGATATAAGGTAATTTAACTCCACTAGGCTCACCATCTTGGCCCATATCTTCAAAGCCTTCTAAATCTAAATTACAATGAACCTCATAAAGAATAGATACTTCACCATCATCATAGCTTGGCTCCACACCTTCTAGTTTTTCTTTTTCTGATTGTATGTCTGAATTTAAAGTAACATTATCTCCAGTCTCAACATCTACATTTTTGTAAAATCCAATGGCTTGTAATTTCCTTACATCATTTTCTGGCATCTTAACAACATGAGTAATTCGCGAACAGGTTTCTAAGTCAGTTGTATAGTAAGGAACAATTAAATCTTCTGGAGCTACAAATTTAGATACAGGTCTGCTTAAAGTTTCATCGTAATAAACTTTTTTAAACGCAGAACCTGCTAAAGGAAGGTAGAACAACATTTGGTCTAACTCTTCATCATACTCTTCCATAACATGAAGAATTTGATAATTCATAAACTCTTTAACTCTTTGAGCCTGCTCTTCAACTAAACCATCATAAGCACCTACTACTTGAGTCTTAACAGGTCCTCCAGCTGGTAGTAATTCTTTATATGCTTGAGCTTGGAACTGAGTAACAGATTCTCCTAATAACGGATGAATAACACCACTAGCTCCTGCAAAAGGTTCAGACCTATTATCATCAAACTTCATACCTAAGTATTTAAGTCCGTCTGTATAAGTTCTTTCCCAATCTTCTCTGGATGATTTGTCGCTTTCAATAGCTCCTACTAATTCTATATAGATAGTAGAAAGTTCTTGAGGTGATATAACTTCTGCTAGATTTTCTGCAAAACCTACTTCTGGCATCATTGGCTCTTCTGGGCCTAATATTGCAGAACCGTCTTCTTGCATTTGTACTTCTTCTTCATTACCCATAGCTTCTAAGACTTCAATAATCTGAGAGTCCACACCACCAACATCTTGAGTTGTACTTGTATCTATTACTTCTTCTGGGCCTTGTCTTTCAATTGCCATTTTTCTTTCCTATAATTTTAGGATACATAATTGCTCTATCAGCCTCTGCTTCCTTTACACTACTATAGCTTTTTATTTTACCTGATTCTATATATGACATATATTTTTTAAGTAGCTCATCATCATTTTTTATTTCCTTTCCTGTTTCTGGGTCAAATCTAGGTAATAAATAATGTTTATCTTTAGCTATACCAACTGATGTTATTTTCATAGTAACAGTTTTTTTTCCTTCCTTGCCTTCTTTGCCTTTAGATAAAACATTATTATGAAAGTCTGAAAGAAATTTTTTATTAATACTATATCTATCTTCTTTTGCTTTATTCTCTACCGCCATATTAATAATACATCCTAAGAGGTCTTTGCCTTTCTTTGTCTTCGTAATCGCTTGCTAAAGAAACAAATCCACCTTCACGAAAACGCATCAGGGCTTGGGTCATAGTATCACATAAATCATCGTTAGCTCCAAATGGAAATGACGCACATTCCTCTATCATATCCTCTGCAAAGGTCTTGTTAGGTGCATATACCATTCCTGATTCAAAGATAGGCGCAACCGAGTGCATTCTAGAATGTTTATCATGGCCTCTAGTCGGAGAGTAATTAACAACAGGAATACCTATTCGCCGTAGTTCTTGAGTAAGTGGAGTACCAGACGCTTTGGCTTCAATAAGAACCATATCGCATTCCCAATAAGTATATTCGCGCATAGCTATTTCTTTTAGCTCTGGAAAGTCCCAGCGACCTTTTTGACAGTCTAATAATATTAAACAATCAGGAGCATCTTCTGAAGGCTTAAAAACACCCCAAGTAGATATAGCAGAAAAGTCAGCAGTTTGGTTTTTAGAAAACGCAGTATCGTATGACTGCATAATATATTTAACAGGTGGTATGCTCTTATGAGTCCAACGCTTCCACCAGTCTCTTTTTATAATAGCTCCTTCTTCAGCTGTAGGATTCTGCATCCACTGAGCGTTCCATTTGATTCCAGGAATGGAAGATTTAACTTTTAACAATTCATCTTTAGGCCAGAACTCAGGCCATAAAGGATTGTCTGTTTCTGGGAAAATAGCAGGAAACTCTATCATCTCCCATTGGTCTGCAAGTGCTTCCTTTTGAGAGTCTAGTAATTTTGCTGTTAAGTCTATAGAAGACCAACGCGTCATAACTAATACTATAGCTCCACCAGGCTGTAAACGCTGTCTAGGTCCAGAGGTATACCATTCCCAAGCTGACTCCAAGGCATTCGGACTAAGGGCGTCTTGCTCTGAATGAGGGTCATCAATAATCAATAAATCCGCACCCCTACCAGTAACAGCACCACCGACACCAGCTGCAAAGTATTCGCCGCCTTTGTTGGTTTCCCAACGACCAGCTGACTTGTTATCTGCTTGTAATTTTACTTCTGGAAATACATCTTTGTATTCTTTTTGGTCCATTAAGTTTCTCACTTTACGACCAAATCGTACAGCAAGTTCTCCTGTATGAGTTGTCTGCATAATCTTCATCTTAGGTTTTTTACCCATAATAAATGATGGAAAAAAGGTAGATGCAAATTCTGAC